TGATGTTGATAGGGATGTACATAGCAGCAACGGCTGATATCTTGGTAGCTATAGGAGTTTGGATACTTATTATAAGTTAATTATGCTAGGCAAAAGAGCGCAACAAATAATTCAGTTAAGAAAAGATTCCCCCCTAATGAATTCTGTGGAGATAGGTAAGGAAGTGGGGGGAGTTTCTAAGCAATACGTACATAAAATTCTTAGAAAGATGGACTTGAATACCAATGTCCCTAGAAAGAAGAAGATTAGACGATGCCTAGTATGTAATGACCCAACTCCAAATAGGACGAAGACATGTCCTGGGCCATGCCATTTCCAATATTATAGGATAAAAGTGAATTGTTCCTTTTGTCATGTTGAGTTTTATCTTTCTAGGGCTGCGATAATACAACGTCACCGCAGGAAATATAAGAATATATATTGCAGTCGTAAATGCACCTACCGTGGTTTCAGAGATGATTAGGAAGGAGAAGAATAGATGGATATAGATGAAGAGTTAATGAATCAATGGGAACCAAAAGTGCAGAAGATAGCGTCTAACACTTTTGTAGTTGGGTTAGACCGGGATGATATAGCCCAAGAACTTAGAATAGCTCTTATTAAAGCCGCCCAAGGCTTTGAAGAAGATAGAGGGGTATTATTCCATACTTATCTTCATACTGCTATGATTAATACTGTACGTACTCTTATAGCTAAAGCCCAAAGGAGAGTTCCAAGTGAAAGCCTAGATTCTACCTACATAACTGCGGAAAGTGGGGAGATACAACAATCTTCTGAGTTGTTGAGAGCTTTAGCTGACCCCTCTGAATTTACTGAAGATGTGGAGTTTGATGAACTATTGGCAGAATCTAATCTTCTGCCAGTAGAAAGACAGTTTATAAATCTTCGACTAGAAGGTTTAACTATGGAAGAGATTACAGAAGATTTAGATGAGTCAGCGTATAAAATACGCCAAGCAGTTAGATTTAAATTACAAGGAGTATTAGCTTATGGGGAGGAGGAAACGGATTCAAGGTGGATTGATTCGGAAAAAACACTTGACAACTGATTCAGAAGAGTATAGAGTACTGAGTGTAGATTGCAAGACCAACGAAATTACCATGTTAGGAAGTTACCCCTCGTTGATGAATGCTAAGGAAGAAGCCAAGAAGTTTAAGAAGGCGGGGGTAGATATTTACTTACATGGGGATTCCAATAGAGTACTTGCCAAAGTTTAGAATAGTGGGGTAGAAATGGAAAATTTTGATTTTGTAGAATCGGGTGTGATATTCGGACTTAAAGATAGACTAGATTTTAGGAAATTTCGGTATAGTTCCAAGGATTTTGCCAAGCATGGAGATGCCTTCAAATTCGTAGCTGACCATTTTGACACTTATGGAGAAACTCCATCCCCTGAAACATTGTGTGAGAATTTTCCCACACTAAATATTTCAGCCCAAACATTGAATTTTGAGTATGTTCTTTCAACTTTTCAAAACCAAGTACTATTTAGGAATATTGTCTCTACCTTTCAGAGTAATAAAGAATTGCTGTCGGATAACCCTAAGCAAGCTTTGTCTCAAATTACTCATGGGCTTAATGATATCTCAGCAGTTTATGATGAAGATGTCCTGTTCTACAACCATAAATCAGAAGACCGTTTTACAGATTGGCAACAGCGAATCCAGAAACGTAAAATGGGCGATGGAATTATGGGAGTGCCCACCCCATTCACCACCATTAATCGTACTGGCGTGGGATGGCTTCCAGGTGAACTCGTAGCCCTGTACGCTAGGCCATCCATTGGTAAGTCTTGGATGTGTGTACAAGCTGCGGTTACTGCGGTTATGAAGGGATTTAAGACCCTTCTTATTACGTCAGAGATGCCAACAGCCCAAATGAATCTGCGTACTGATGTAGTGTTGGGTGATGCTATGGGATATGAATTTTCTCATATGGCTTTACGAAACGGTAATCCCATTAATGAAGATTCATATAAAGAGTTTCTGGGGGGATTGGATAATGTACCCATGCTTATCTGTGACCATATTGAGGGAGAGGACAGTATCTCCCTAGAAAGTATTCACAACCTTATTAGGAAGTATGTTCCTGATTTTGTGGTTATAGATGGTATCTATCTAATTACTAATTCTGGTAAGGGCCATAAAGCTATGTGGGAGCAAACCCATATGCTATTCTATGGTCTAAAGAATATCTGTTTGTCTACCAATACCCCCATATTTATTTCTACGCAAGCTACGAAGGATGCAGCTGATGTATATATACCCCCGAAAGCTGACCAAGTAGCCTATGGGGATGCTATGCTTAGGGCAGCAGATGTGGTTATGTCTATGTGTATGGTGGAAAATGAAGACAATAGACGGTATGTATACTATCAAAAATATAGGGATGGGCTACTACCTTTGGGACGGTCATATATGGAATGGGAAGTAGACAAGGGCCGAATTACAGAAATAAATGAGGACTTCTAATGGTAGATTGGGCAGACACACTAGCAGAGATTGGGGTTTCAGTACCCCCAGGAAAGGATGAAGTATCTATATATTGTCCCTTTCATGAGGATAGTGTAACCTCATGTTCCATCAATACGTCCAAGGGAGTTTGGATATGCTTTGCAGGATGCGGGGCAGGGTCTTTGTACGGCTTCTTAATGAAGTACCACAATATTAGTTATGAAGAAGCTCAGAACAAAGTTCAACAGAATGAAGCTAGTTTTAATATCAATATGTTTGATGAGTTTGTGGAAGAAGAGCCAGAGATGCCAGAGATTAAACTTCCATTTCAACAGGGCTTTGTTCCCCCATGGATATTTGATAGGGGCTTTACCAAAGATACGTTAAGATTGTGGGGTTGTGGTATTGATATATTAAATAGTCTTGTAATTCCAATACATACTCAGATAGGAACGTTAGTTGGGTGGGTATTACGTAAATCTTATGGAACACCTAAGTATCTATACTCCAAGGGTCTAAGAAAATCCAGGGTATTGTTTGGACAACACCATATCATGGATGAAGTACCTTTCGTATGTATTACTGAAGGGTCTTTGGATACTATGTGGCTTACTCAACATGGGTTTTCCAGCGTTGCATTACTAGGAGCTACTATTTCTAAACGTCAAGTAGACCTAGCAACTATGCTCCCCACCCAGGAATTAGTTTTATGTCTTGACAATGATGAGGCGGGGCGTATAGGATTAGATAAAGCAATGGCTTGCCTTTCCGCAAACTTTATGGTAAGCTATATCAAACTACCAAAGGAGTTCAAAGATGTGCAAGATGTAAGAGATAGCGAATTGTTAGAGCGTATAATAAAAGAAAGAACATTTTTATAGGAGGAAGCATATGAGTGGAATAAGCAGGATACAAGAAAAGAGGGAGTCCCGTGGACAAGGTGGCCCTAGCAGTGTTCCAGGCAGAGAGGTCTGGTTTAAGGATGGTGACCAAGCTTTCCTTACTGCACTGGCTACTGGGGAAGAGGGAGACAAATTTCTAGATGAGGTCTACATGTACACCTATAACTCTGGTAGTCGTTGGGTAAATCTCTTAGATGACCCAGATGTAGATACCTCTGATGTCCCAGCCAATACCCGTTCTTCTCACAAGTTTGCGTTTTGGGCTTACGTCCATGAGGTTATACATAGTGAAAGGCGTAACGATGATTGGGAAGCGGTTAGTGGCCCTGGTGGAAAGAAGATGTTTAAGGAAACCGTGGAGGACTTTCGGATTATTTCCCTAACCTTTGGACGTAGTGACTATATTTGGAACCAGCTTGTTGATGTGTACAATGACTGGAATGGACTAGATAAGGGTATAATGAGGATTAAGCGAACTGGGACGGGTATGTTTGATACGTCTTACCAGATTGCCGCCACCGCTAGAAAGGGTGAAGTACCGGAAGATATTATGGGTAAGTCAGAGGAACTGCCATCCATTAAAGAATATTTCAAGTCCCGATACGGGGGAGAGATGAATGGGGTGGCAGAGGGGGCGGTTAGCCTTAACAACACCAAGTCTGATGACTTGTTCTAAATGCTAATTACTACCCCTACACAATATTGGGAAGTTGCTAATCTGCTCCGTCAACAATTAGTTGACGAAGCGGATAGCACCCTAATAGTTGATACTGAGACTAATGGCTTAGACCCCTTTAAGTATAATCAACTATGTGGGATAGGTATCTCCTATAATT